TTGCTTTTGTTCTAAATTTTCAATTCTCTGTTCAAGATATCCATGAGATTTATAAAGTTCTAATAAAGCGCTTTCACACCCTTCAAGATCATTATTATAATTTATCAGTTGAGACTGGACCTTGTTTTTGTCCTTTATAATTCCTTCTAAATCTTCAATAACCTCTTTATTCTTTTCATAAATCTTTTCTTTTCTTTGCAAATTTATTAATTCTAATTCAACAATTGATTTTTTTGATTTATAATTTTCGACAAGAAGTTCATTTGAAGGAGTTTTGTTTTCTAATTCTTTTTTTAGTTGCAAAAGATGATTAAATTTTTCAAGCTCGCTTTCCACCTTTTCTGAATCTAAATCTGAAATTTTATCATTTAACAAATCCAAAATTTTATTATTGTTATCTATTGAAAGATGAAATGTTGGGATTGATTCTTTTGCTTCATAGGCATGACGAATAAATTTACAATGAGAAAACTCAGGACCACATGGGACTACATCCAAGAGTTTCGTTTGAGATTCTTTTCGCTGTAGTTCTAGGTTATCGAATTTTATTTCTTCTAATAAATTTTCTAACTCTTTTTCCATATCTGAAATTTGCGCTTTCTTTTGAGTCAAAGCTTCAAGTTCAAAAGTCTTTAAAAATTCATTTGCTTTTTCAATTTTATTTTTATTTTTTTCGTTATCTTCTTCTTGCTCTACAATTTCTTTTTCATAAGTTAATAATTTTTGTTCGTTTTCACTGATTCCTTTGCGAACATTGACAATATTTATAATCTCAGTTGGAGCTGAATTTATTTTATTTTCCAACTCGATCACTTCTTTTTGATTTTTTCCAATTTCATCTTTCAATAATTGACACTTATTTTTTCTCTTAAGAGTTGTTATCTCATTGTCAAAGAGCAAATCTCTATGTTTTTTCAGTTCTGAATCATAGTCAACATTTTCTAAAATTTTAATCTTGGCCTTTAATTCTGCTGCGTCGTCTTTTGCATTTTTAAATTTCTTATCAAAAAGTTCAAGATCAAGAAACTTTGCAAGAATTTCTTTCCTCTTTGTTGAACCTTCATTAATAAAAGCCAAAGATCCAAGTTGAGAAGACATTGATGTTAAAAGGAAGTCATCAATTGTTCCGAAATACTTAACAATGTTTCGATCTGTTTCGGCTCTTGTCACACCATTTAACGAAGTGTTTTTTTCGCTTACAAGATCATAACATTCAAAATCAACAATTGTTCGGGCTTCGACAGTTTCATTACCTTTTAATTTTTTTAACCACTTTTCCATACGCCTTGTAATTGTATAAATTTTGGTTCCACGCTTGATTCTTACTCGACCCATTCCTGTGGTCTTGTCATTGTTGATAATGTTGATGTTTTTGCGAGAATTCTTTGAAATTGAGTTATAAATCGTGAACAAAAGTGAATCAACGATACTTGACTTGCCAGAAAAGTTCTTCCCAAAAATCCCCGTAATTCCAGTGAAATTCGTGAAGTTAATGCGATTGCCTTTTCCGTAATTAAACAGGTTATCCCATTTGAGTTCAAGAATTTCAAAGTCTGTATTACGATATGTTTCATCAGTTTCTTCAACAATCTGTTTATACTTTTTATTGAGTTCCATGATCCGCTTTTCTAAATTTTTATTAATCCTATAATCTTCCAAGTATTCACGAATTAATTTTTCTTGGACTACAAGATCTCTTAAATTTTCTTTTTTAAAGCCTTCTTCAAATTCCACATTGTTTATGAAGGTCGCTTTATTGATTACAGAAATAGACTCTGGTTTAAATGTCTTTTTTGCGACATCGACAGCTTTTTTGAGAGCTATCACAGACAAGCTATTTTCAACCATCAATCGCACACGAGCACCTTCCGGGATTTCGAGTTCAGGTATTTTCCCATCAGCTGTTAACGACACTGAGATAAATGGCTTTGGACTTGTGTATAGAAATGGTTTACAAGTAAAGTTTTCTTTATCTTTGATGTCCCAAAGCAAAAAACCCTTACAAGTTGATTCTCCAAAGTTTTGTTGAATGGTTGAACCTGCGTATCGGATGCGACCTTCTTTGTCGAGTATTTGATTTTCTAAATGTATATCTCCAAGCATCGCATAATCGAAGTCTTTAAAAATTGAAATTTCATTTTCGCCATGTTCCATTTTCCAACCAATGTCAGTCAAACACCCACTCACAGAACCGTGATAGAGAGCGATGTTTGTCTTGTTTTTATCGGTTGGTTTTTTCCAATTTGTGTCATCAAAGACTGAAAGAACATTTAATGTAAAATTATCATTTAATTTTGTTTCACCAGAATTCTTTAGAAGGTGTAAATTTTTATGATTTAACGCATCAATGATCGGAGTGATTGAATCTTGACGATTTTCATTTCTGAGATTTCCATCGTGATTTCCTAAAATAATGTAAGTCGGAGCTATGTCGGCTAAACTTGATAGAAAATTTGAGGTCATTTCCACATACTCTGGCGAGATTTGTGTCTTTGTGTGGCAAATGTCTCCACAGTGAACAATACAATCTACTTGCTCTTTTTTAAGATCGTCATAGATTTTATTAAAAATTGTTTGATATTCTGTGTGGTATTTAAGATTGCGTATGTGGGTGTCCGCGATGTGGGCAAATTTCATCTAATGTTATTATATCACATTGACCAGATAAGTCAAGAGAAAAAATTAAGAACCGTATTTTGCCATCCCGCTTTCTTCGCTGGTTGAAGTGCCAGATGGAGTGTGTGTAATAGTAGTTATATAATTACCACCCTCTAAATTGTCTTCAGGTTTAGTCTTAAATTGACCCTTCAATTCTTCATAGCGTGCTTTCATTACGTTTGGGTCATCGCGAAAATAATAGTGGCCGTGACCCTTTAATAAACGATTCGCAATATTTCTGGCGAATTTAATTCCCAGGTCATTCAACAAACTTTCCGCTTGAGAAACTATTTTGGATCCTTCAACATATGAGACACTCTGCATAACACCATCTTCATCTTCTACTTCGCCTTCAGAATCGGAGGCTTGCTGATAAGCCTGTTTAAGTTGCAATAGGTCTTCAAACCTCTCGCCCAATTCATCCATAAGGGCAAAAAGAGGAGCCCTGTTTTTTAGCACTCCATATTCTTTCCACAAATCGTGAGGAAACTCCCCACCTTCGTAAATGACCTTTTCAAATTCCTCTTTAATAATTTGTTGAAGTTTTGTTTTTGTAAGTTTCACCTTCTTTTCTCCTAGGTATCAAATTCTTCAAAAAAGTAATAAATGTCTTCATCGATGTCTCCACCATGAGCTTTGCCAACCTCTTGCACTGCCATCATCACACGGGTGTAATGATCGCTTGCTGCCTTTCTTAAAGCATCATAAATATCTTTAGCAACTTTTCCGCCATGCTTTTCAGCAAGTTCTCCAATGCCTGTGTGAAGATCTGTTATATAAGCCATATCAGTTCCAAGATGCCCTTTTAATCTTTCAGCATCTTTGGCTAAATCTTCAGGTCTGTTTCCAAATTCAGGATCTGCTTTTGGAGCAAAATTATAAGACGGTTCGGAAATTTCTGCCAATTCCTCTTTAATAAGTTTTTGAAGTTTTGCTTTTGTAATTTTCATTTTTTCTCCTAAAACGAAAGTTTCTCCACTAAATAGTTATCTAAAGAAAGAAAAGTGGCAGTTTTCTTGCGAGTTTGGAATGTTTCCTTATCCATCTCTCCAATGTCTCCAAACCCCGAAGTATCAATCCTGTAAACATCCACGCCATATGACATAAATAGTTTGCCTATTTTTAATTCTTTTTCTGTGGCGTCTGCATCGAGGGCGATGTAAATCTCTTGACAGTTGTCTAGGATTTTTTGAAAAACATAGCTATTTTCACGTAATGTAGAGCCCAATAAAGGAATAGCATTACCGGCGACCATCGCATCGAAAACTCCTTCAACAATTGTCACACCACTATTCCAATCAAGATACAGTTCATTAAAGATAAAATCTTTTTCTGAAGGTGGATTTTTATACTTTTGCCAAGAACCAGAAGTGTATGAGCGAGCAATAAAATAATCTACACTTCCACTTAGATCGAATGAGGGAATAATAATTCTTTTCTCAAATTCTCCATCTGGACAATAACCTATCTTCCACCAAACAAGATCGCTTCTTGTTAAATTTCTTTCCTTCAAGTATTTTCTAGCAGGAATTGATAAAGGCTTTACCTTCTTTCCAGTTAATGTAATAAATTCTTCTGGTAATTTTACTGTTAGCTTTTCTTCTTTCTCGTCCAATTCTGAAAAATCGACAACACCAGCGATTACTTTCCATTGTCTTTTGTTCTCTGGTGTGCCATAGGAATAAACTAATCTTCCAATGTCTTTTCCAATATAATCGCAGATCCAACATTTAAAAACATTTTTGTCAAAATTTAAAGAAAGTTTTCTTTTGTGGTGTTTGCATTTCGGACAATAAAAAAGATACTCATCTTTGGATTTATAATGAGATCCGAGAAAATCTTTTATTATTTTAATTTGCTTTTGAGACATTCAATTCCTGCCCGCGCTATTATTAATGAATCCGCTTCATCATAACAATATGGTTTTGGGTTTCCATTCTTTGTTAATTCTACACGAAAATTGGGTTCATTGTCAAGCAAAAAAGCCATTACTTGTTCTTTAGCTTTTGTGCCCCGTTTTATAGAAATGCCGCATTTTTTGCGGGCGGAAATAGCAGGAATAAATTCAGGTTCAATCCCAAATTGTTCATAGCACATCCAAGAGATAATGCCATTAAATTTAATTAAAGTTGAAATAGTGTGAGCAGAAGAACGACCCATCATAAACATGTTGAGGGCTGGCTCAATAAAGACATGATTAATTTTATAATTAAGTTCGCCAAGCTTATTCTTAATAAATTTAGCTTTGGAAAATAAATCTGGGAAATACTTTTTATTCCTCAAATCCCAATGACCAATTTTAACAATCTCTCCTTCTGAATTTAAGATTGTATAGCCTGTGATGGATGTCGATATATCTAATCCTAGAATCAATCTTGTTCGACCTTTTTAAAACCCCTATCTCTTTGTATTGTCACTCCATCGATCTTATTTAATAATGGTTTAAGAGATTTATAATAAAATAAAGATGCATCTTGGCCAGGGCGTAGAACAAAGCGAACCCTATAAGATGCAATATAATAACGCTTTGATGAAGAAATTTCACCTTCATTCTGAACTGTTGTGACATTTGGAATGGCGCGAATAAATCCCATAACTTCGGTTCTATCAATTTTTTCCGATTTAATTATTTGTAAAATAAAATTAGCTTCATATGAATCTTGCAAAGAAATTTTAGTTTCACTCAAAAACTTTTTCCATTTTTTTATTTGCTCTTTCATTACAGTAATTAGAATTTAATTATACTAAAAATCTAACTTTAATTTAAATGTAAATTCATCTATTTCTCTTTTTCGTACAGGAGTTGCCATTTTTGCAAGTCCAATAAGGTTTTTATCTTTATCATAGATCCCAACTTTGCTTATAAAAGTTGTTTTTTCAAAACTTGCGCTGACCAATGCACCAGTTAAATTTGACTTTGTAATGTTTTTAATTGGCAAGGATTTATTTTCTCGGTATGCAGTAGAACCAGTATAGGCCAAACGCGACGATCCAGAAACAACAAAAGTTGGATTATTAGATTGATTAAGTTGTCCTTTTGGCGCGTGGGCTAACATTGTAACCACCGGAACATAGTTAGTTCCGCTAAACGCCATGTGAAAACTTGAACCAGTAGTGGCTGAACTTGTGACTCCAAAATAGGTCCAGCGAGGATATTCTAAATTGCCATCCTCGTTATAGTCATCTTGCCAGTCATTTACAATATTCCAAGACCCAGTAAGCATAAAAATGCCTTCATCGTAAAGAACGACACCAGCAATTTTTCCATCGTCCGATGTTGAACCTGTCACTCTTAAAGTTCCATCTTTATAATAATCTGTGACTTCTTGTGATGCGGTTCCATTAATAATAAACTTAAGCGAGACTGTTCCTTTTGCAATAGACGAGCCATAGAAAATTGAAGGAACACTAATGAGTCGCATTTCTTGTCGGCCCTTGTCCCAATTTCCGCTAGAACTAAAAATAAAATTCCTATTCAGAATTGTGTATTTTTTTATTGGCTGCATAAGAGAAGAAAAGTAATTTGCTGAACCAGTGCGAGAAGTTGCGCTTGGAGAAATTGCACTGTAAAAAGCATTTGTTACAGAAGCCGACATTGGATAATGTTTGGCAAATTCGTCACCGAATGCGGCTCGGCTGTATTCTAAATTTTCTTCGTCTATTCGCTGCTTTAAAGTGCCAAATCCATGCGGGAGTCGATGTTTAAATCCCTCGCGGTTTGAACCTTTGATCATGGATGCACTAATGTAACTTCCAGGTGCCGGATCTATGTTCAATTCAAATAAACTGATACTTCCAGACCACGAAGAACTTGGTGGCAAAATTGGAATTCCGTTTATGTTATAACTGAAAGCGCCACTTTCAGCAATTTGATTGTTATAAAAAGTAGAACCAGTGTAGGTAAATAAATTTATAGTTGGAAATGTTTTTATCTGATTACGAAAAACATCGTTTCTGTCAAATTTATAAAGTGGCATTGATACAATTAATTAGTTGCAAACTAATAATCGAGTCTTACACGCAGAGTTAATTCATTTGTTGGAGTCTTCTTAAGTGGTTCAGACAATTTTGCAACTGCAAGAAGTTCATTATCTGGAGAATATAAGCCAACCGTCGTCATGTATGCAACTGGATCATCAGTTGTGGTATTCTTAACACGCATCTTACTCGCTGAAAGATAGGTGGGGTTAGAACTATAATTAAATTCTGAATTACCTGCGCGGCAGAAATAAATCGTTGAATTCAACTCCGTTGTATTATTAAAACTTAAATTATACAAGCGATGCCTAAAAGCATAGTCTGCGGCTGCACCAATAGTTGCGCCAGTCAAAAAGTTTGTAAGAGAGTTTGTGGAACTGCTCATGTCCATTGTGCCGCTGCCAGCTGCACCATTATAACCATAAGTATCCCAAATGCTGCTTGTTAAAACTGCAACGCCAGCTTGATAAAATAGAAGGCCAACGGGTGTGCTTGCGGGCATCACAGAACCCGTTCCGTAAAGAATTCCGTATTCGCCAGTTGGTGAATTTACTTTAAAACTAGTTGCAGCATTTGTATCTGCAATAGTTATAAGAGAATTCATTTCTGTTCGATTAGTTGAGCCACTATCAAAAGATGCGCTTGCTCCAAGTTGCAAACTAAATGAACCTTTCTTGATTTCATCTTTTGTTAAAAGCCGTGCAAAATTAACAAACATGCAAGATTCTAATTTTGTTCCGCCGCCTGTAATATCACCGTCTTCATCAAATTTTTGGATGTTTCCTGAAACATCGTGACCCATTAAAACAGCGGCCATTTGATTATAAATGTTGATCTTTTTTGCGTTTTGAGTTCCAGATCCTGAGAAAACAGAATCCGATGAATAACCCACAGTTAAGTCAAAAATGTGATTGGCGGAAGAAGATAGATATGGATAATCATAAACACTTTCAAACATGCCGTGTGAATAGGTTTTAATATTTGGTTCACTTCCAAGTGCGACAGTAGCTCCACCGTAAGTGCCTGACACAATCGTTCCCGTGAGGGGAATGGATTCATGCAAAAGCGTCCTTGTGTTTGTTATGTCGTTATTGTTTAGTTCTTTAAAAGTTGCTGCCATTTTTTATTCCTTTTAGAGTGGAACCTTTGCGAATCTAACTGGAATGTCGATGCGATATCCGGTTGTAGCTCCTGTGACTCTTATAATAGTGTCAATAAATTTTACAATTTGCCCTGTCGGATTTCCTGTAGTCCCTGCGGCTTGTGTACTGCCCAATTGGTCAAAGAGAAAATCGCTCGTATTTAAATCGATTGATGCACCGAGCGAGAAAGTAATAGTTGTCCCTCGGGGTCCAGCAATTACTTGTTCAGGGCTATACTGCTCTGTGTTTCTTGAAGTATTTGATACTACAAAATTTTTGTTGTTTAAGGACAAAAAGTAACTTGCGATGTTATCATCGTCAATAAATGAAACATCAGCGCGAGTTACTTGAGTATTTGTCCCAAGAGAAGGACTTACGATAAATCCTAAACGATTGTCCATTTCAATGATGTACTGCGTTTCAGTAAGTTCGGCTGCTAAAGTAAATTGAGGAGAAACTTCAGTTGTGTCTAGTCCTTGATCAACTCGAATAAAAGCGCCATTGAGTGTTTCTCCGCGAATAACTCCGGGTTCAATTCCATAACCTCCATCGGCAGTTGCTTCTTCACTTTTTGAGTCAACTGCAACAATAAATCCTCCAAGAGCAGACTCTTGATGAGAACTATTGCCGGAACCATTTAATTTCAAAACCGGCAAGTATAGCAAATTGTCTCTCGAAATTGATAATAGTTTGCTGTTCATCGTTGCAGTATTGTTTGTAAAAGCCTCCAACACAGGTGTTTGCATAATTTCTAAGTCATAAAAGGCACTTCCGTTAGGATTAGTTTTGTCATAGAGAGTATAATTTATTTCATCATCTCCAAATGCAAATTTTGTGATCCTAAATGAGCCATCGCCCCGTGCAAGTCGAAAGCGCCCAGTATCCGTTAAAACGGCATCGAGAATGATATCTCCACTATTGTCTAAAAATCCCATAAATTTCTCCTATTCTTATCATAATTAGTTTATTTTTTTTAATATTCTGCTATTTTTTAAGTTTAACCTGTGGGTTCTTAATATGCTTTACAGTTGCATAAAAATTTAAATCCATTTTCCTTCCTGATTTTTTAGAAGTTAATCTAATTTTAAATTTTTCAGGAGCAGATTCACCTGACCATAACGATTCATGATTCTGCGAACTTCCCAAAACAGCAGGATCTCCAGTTAAGTTAAATGGTCTTAAAGAAGGAACTCTATTACCAGTTGTTTGATCGATAAAGTCGCTCTCTACTTCATTTATGGTAGTTTGCATCGCTGATGGTTTTATTTGAATAAACCTTTGGCCCATTTTAGAAGGGGTTTTTAGGTTTACTGGTCCAAGTTCTCCGACGTGCAATCCAGAATCTGGGAAAAGATCTATGTCCAACCAGACTGTACCGTTGTCATCATGCATCATAATTTCATAAACTGTTGTTGGATTTGAAATATTTCCATGAATGTCAACAGATCTAAAAGTATACCAGTATTTTTTGTTTGGTTTAATGTCGTCAACAAATGCGGCTGATGCTGCTTTTTGATCTGGTTTATCAAAAAATTTAGAACTGTCAACTATTTCCACTAATTTAAAATCTGTCCATTTTTCAGGTTTTGAATCAGTTCTCCAGATCTCAAATTGAGTGGAAGGATCATCACTCCTAAACGTAATTTGTGAGGCGGCGGGGATTGTAACTTGCAGACCTGGGCGACGACCTTGCCCCAGCGTGGGATTGGGCCGTTGATAGGCAGAACCTTGTTGAAGAACATCAATCTCTCCTTGAATTTTTGCTTTCTGATTCAAAATATAGGAATCTAAAAAGGGTTGATCGGAATCTGTCATTATTTTAAATTGCCGAACATTGGTTCCAGTTGATCCATTCAAATTAATAAGCATTTTGTTGCTAATCGCTCGATAGGGAACAAGATTAACTTCTGGAGCAATTGGCGGTTGATCAACAACAGTGGTATCAAATTCAAACTGTGGGACTTCCACCAAAATCATTGATAGTTCAGATAGAGCGCAAACTTCGGCTTCATGTTTATATAGTGAATTGGATGCGTCCTGCGGGTCATGAACAATTTCCTTGTCTGGAACTCCAGTCGGGTTCTCAGCATTAGTAAACGCATTTGCAGCAAAAGTTTTATTTATAAAAGTTATCCAATCTTTTCCATAGAAACCTTCTTGTGGAACAGTCACAACCTCTCCTGTATGAACATCCACAGAGCCTTCTAATCCAGATGTTTCTGCATTTTTTTCAAAGAAAATGGTATAGCGTCCATCTGTTGGGGAAACTGGCATGTTATTTATTTTGTATCGATACTTGTTTCCGCAAACGATTTGATAGGCATAGATTCTGTATTTATATTTAACGCCATAAGTAACTTGTGTGTCGATGTAACTTAAAATATTTTGGGCGTGGGGCAAATAAATGTTTTGGACAACTGTGCCTTCTGGATCTTCACTGTTTGTTAAAGCTCTTTTTTCAATCTTGTAGAAAATAGTTTCTGAATATGCTTTTCGGCCCTCTAAAATTTCTTTATGTGTTCGCCAAAATTTCTTCCCAGGAGTCATTTTACCTGCGATTTTGGTTCGGATTTGGTCGAAAGCATCTCTTCTTTGTTGAATGCAAGCATTAAAAACACTTGATGCTTGAAGGGCACCGCCACATAATTGTGACTCAAGTTCTGTACGAGATGAAGCATCGTTTAATAAAACCCATTTATTCGAAATTAAATCTTCATTAACTACTTCACCTTCAAGAGTGGGATCCTGCAATAAAAATTGTCCTATATCCCAAGTACGATAGTAGTTGCCGTGACTTAAGTTTAGTTTACTAGGATCTTCTCCAATAATTCGTTCATCAGAAGCTCGATCTAATTGCATCCATTTATGCCAAGTTGATGCCCAAGAGTAGCTATGCGTCGAATTAGTGGCCTTATCATAAACCTGATGAAAAAACACCTCTGTATCTTCAACTATTTCTTTCATCAAAAACGCTGTTAAACCCACTGAGCGAAATTGATCACCAATCCAATTTCTGGAACTTTTCGGGCGATAGCCGGTATTAAATTCAACATTGACCCACATTGGAAACATTCTTCGTCGTTCGCTTGAATCATTTAAAAGCGGAAGACCAATTGTTGGAACAATTATGTTTTTAAAAACATCTAAATTGGAATACTGAGAAGCCAATTGCGAATTTAAGCCGGTGTTATAAGGTCCAATTTCTTGAGTTGGAAGTCCTGTTGTAGACGGATTAAATGCTGCATTAAAAGCCTGAGTTCTTATTGTGTTTATCGCTCGCGACCATTCTTCATAATAGGAAGCCGTATCTTTCTCTGAACCTAAAAATGTTTGAGGCGTTACTTCTATGTTTCGTTTTTTAAATGGTTGTTGTAAAGAACTAGCATACGGAGAAGCAGCGGGGGCTGAAATGTCTTTGAGAACATCGGTTATCTGTCCCTCTAAAGTAATATGTCTATAAAACGGACCAGCATTCGCAATATTTGCAGGATCAAGCTGTGCCTGATCCAATTCTGCCAAAAATACATAGAGATTGGGAAGAAGGTGTTCTGGAACCAGAGAAGTTCCTTCTATTTCTTCGAATCTTGTTGTCGCTTTTTCATAGGGTTGAATATGAAAATTATAAACTGATGCAAAATCAAAATACTTTGCAGCAGGAGAACGTCCTTGAGCAGCAGCAAACCCCTTGTATTGTGGTTGTGTGATTTCAAAAGCATAATCGGTATAAACGACATTTTCCATAGGCGTTGTTGCTTTGGGTTTCGGCGGTGATGGTTGCACTGGCGGCGTGGGGCCAGCGCGTGTTGGCGGATTGGTCGGCGGAGTAAGCGTCGGAGTAGAAATCTCCACCAGATTTCCCCCTTCTTCGGGAGGGGCGGCTGTAAAAGTAACACCAGCAAGACCTGAAGAAGATTTTCCAGATAATGGAGAAGACGATAAAGTGGCGATTGAAGTTTTTGTTTCTTCAGCAGTAAGCGGTGGAACTGTGGGAGTAAATAACTTTAATTTCATGGATATCCACCTCCACCAAATCCGCCGCCTCCGAATCCGCCGCCGCCTCCGAATCTGGTGCCGCCGCCACCAACTTGGTTGCGGTCGAGAGGCCCGAGCCGAGCTTCAAAGTTTGTGTTGGTTGTCGGAGCCGCAGCCCCGCCAAGCGTTTGAGCAGTTGGAGCACTTGCAGAAAATACATTATAGTTGGCTTCTAGTAGAATTATCTCTTTTATGAAAACACCAAGAAAGTTGGTGTTATCCATCGTTAGCTGGCCTTGTGTGACGTGGGCAATCCCATCAACTATAGAACCTTGTCTCAAACTCCATCTATCGGAACTATTATTAACAGTCAGATAATTAATAGAAGCAAAAGGTATAATGTTGATTTCATTTTGCGATAGAGAATAGCCTCCAGCATAACTTAAAACATTCCAATACCTATCTGACTTGTAGCGTAATAGATCTAATGGGCGTTCGTAATTATAAAAAGGCGGTGTGCCCCTTTGTAGAACTGGTGCTTCAGGTCCAGACTGTTCCATAATATAATTTTCTGGTAACAAACGATAGGGGTTCGCTTCCGGTGGCATCTGCCTGGTCAAGCTAATGCCATTAGAAGGAAAATTATTTTCTCCTCTTTGTGTTGGACCTTCAACAATTAAATTCGAAATCGGCCCCAGATTTGGAGGCCCTTCAAAAGTTGGAGCAACCAACGCTACTTCGGTGTTGACTACAGCTGGTGGTGCTACGAAGGGGGCGCTTGTGTGTGTCGGGCGTGTGTGACCGACTACTGTAATACCGCCTGCGCCTCCCGCCGTGATTGGAGTTGTTACGGTGACTGGACTTATCTCTGAGATTGTATCAGCGGTGATGCCGCCTGGGGCGAAAGTTACAATTGCCATTAACTGCTCCTTATAATGAAATACTCATCGTAAATAGGTAAATCATAGTTTTTGTCTCTTTTGACATTGAAGGTCTTGCTCTCATAAGGTGTAAGCCGACACAGCATATTTCCGCTTTTGGATTTGGCTAAAATCTCTTTTGTCATTGGTTTCCATCTGGGTATCGATAATTGATTTTGAGTAAAATCATAATTAGTTAAAGTTTTCTTGGATGTGGTTCCAAAACCAACCAACACTTCAATGCGGCTGATTGTTTCAAATTTAAACCTAAAGACATCTCTATTGTTTTTATTTACACCTTCGCTCAATAGATTCGATAATTCTTCTTTAATCTGAAAAGAAGAATTCGTATCTCGTGTGACGTTTTGATTATTTTTAAACAAGATCTTAACAACATTTGGTGCGCTTTTTAATTCTTGTTCTGGTGACATTCCTTTTTTTGTCCACTCATCAAATTGTCGCTTTATAATAGAATCCCCAGAGTTTAAGTTATAATCTTGAGTTCTCATCTCTTTTTTTGGATTATCCATTTTTAACAATTGCTTAAGGATTGGAGAAGCCGAACGATTCTGTAAAGTAGTGGAAGCTGCTCCTAAATCATTATTAAGATACGATTTAGTTTTATCAACTTCAGCGTCAGAAGAAACTTCTTTCCCCTTGTCGTCTTTATTGCCAGTTTTAAATGGATTAACAACAGTAATTCCTTGTGTAATAGCAAAAGATTCTGCTAATTTATTGGCAATTTTTATTTCAGTGTCAAGGTTTATGCCATTTTTTATTTTGTTTTCTTCTGATTTTGTATAGGCTTTGTGTGTTTTATTAAAGTTGTTCTTTTTCTTGTCCTGCTCGATCTTGTTGGTGGAAAAATCAATAAGAGAAGATGTTTTTGTTCTTATTTCCATTCCCTTATTTGACAATGCTGTAATTGTAGCAATATCTTCATAGGTTTCTTTTCGACCAAAAGATGGATTATTTCCAACATTCTTTAAATTTAAAGTTGGATTAATTTTTATTTCGTTTGGAGTTACATAAGTTAATTTAGTGGTTTCACTTGTATCATTATCATTTCGACCAGGAATGCTGAGATCTGTTCTTTTGTCTATGAAGTGTTTATTGTTCTCAAAATCCATTATGCTCATAAATTGCTTTTTGGTTATTTGCTTTAAGCCAATAACTGAATCATTAAGAGACATAAAATCAATCCCAATCTCTTTGGGAATACCAGCGTTAAAGAAATCAGAAAACGTATGTTCAACAATAAAAACTGGCATTCGATTCCTTGTTCCTGCACCGACATGACTTTTTTGTGGCAAAGAATCAATGGTTGAATCTGAGTGTTTTGTCATTGGAAGACCTGCAAGATTGATAAAAGATTTAATTTGGTTTTCCAGTTTGTCCATCATCGAAATAACATCTCTTATTCCACCTGGAGAACCTGCAAATGGAGAAATGAAATTTGAAAGTATCTTTAATTCTTGTTCAATCGGTACGTCGTTATCAGAAAAGAAACTTAAGATTCGTAAATAGCTTCTCAAGGCGGACTTTAACTCTTCAGTTATTTTAAATCCTCGCTCGCCCATGCCAAAGGAAGTAGTTTTTTGAAATGATGGCTCAAAACTGTTGGTATAAACATTAAAATTTCCTGGCACGTATTCATCTTTTTGCGAAAGCATTGGAGCTTTCCCCGTATTTGGCCCAGTTACATTTTGGGTGTCTTTGTAGAATCCGCCTTGTCTATAGATTTGATCTAAATCCTTGCCAGTTTGAGCAGTAAATTCTGATAATGGAGGAGACTTATCTCTAAAAGTTTTTTGATGACTATTAGTAGGATTTGCGCCTGGAACTTGGAAGGGTTGTCTTGACGGCAAGTTAACTTTCATAACATTATTTAAGAACTCGCTTAATACTTTTTTAGAATTTATTAATTCTCTCATCTGCATCTGAAATACTTCAATTGATGGATCGCGGATCTTTAACCTAACACTATACTCATAAAAGCCATCAGTTTTCGCCTGGATATTGTTATCAGAAAATCCAAAAAACCTAAATCCATCTCCAGAATTAAATGATAAAGTAATTTCTTCAATTGCACTACCCCTAAAACTGCGAAAAGGTGCTTGATTGTTATAGTTTTGAGTCATTATAACATCCGAACCTCTTGGCTGTTGTGTCATACATAAAATCTCTTTCTCTCCTTGATCGTCGAAACTTTCTATTTCATTTTCCTTCTTGGACCCAAAAAAAGGAGTAATGAACTGTGAATTTGTTTTTTCAATAGGGCGTGAAGATGTTTCTGTATTTCCTTTCACCCTTTTTCTAAAAACTTCCATAGAATAAATCAATGGAGGAGATTTTTGAATCAATTCTTTATAAGAGGATGGTTTTATCGAAATACGATTAAAGAGGGAATGTTTTTCCATTAATCTTCTCATGTTAATCCCAAAAAGAAAATTGTTTGCGCCCTTTTTGTTTCTCGAAAACCAAACAGGTGTAAATCCATTTATTGGATCAGCTTTTGTTATACCTTTGCCGGGATAGATGTTTTTATATTGTTGAGAGATCAAAGTATTTTCAGGAACAATGGTTTGTATCTTAGATTCCTCCAAGTAAAACATTCGTCTCTTATCGACGATAGAGATAATAGGAACTAATTTATGACTATGGGGGAATTCACCAGCGACTTCCACGTCGCCATCTGTAATGACGTGTCGATGTTTTCTGTTATTATGAGTGTGATAGGAAGTATATCCACTATTATTAAAACTTTCGCTTTTAATTTCGTGAGAATGCCCGCTATCATAACTTGTGGTATACGAAAATCCAACAAGCTTCTTTAGTTTCCCACCTTCAATAATAGTTTCTCTATTTCTAACTCCCGAAAGATTTGATGAATTTGGATAAAAGGCCAGATTACTTAAATCTTCAGAAACTTGTCCTCTATTATCCATTTCTATCCAGGCTTCATATTTTAACTCATCTGGTTGCAAAAATGAAATTTGACTTTTATGCTTTAAAGTATAGCTGTTATTTCTGTTTTGAAAATCTTTTGAGTTAAATTTAGAGTCAATCTGAAAGACTTCTACTCTTGAAAATCCATTAATGGTTTCTTTCAAGTAAATTTTCAGTTTTTTTCTCAGCTTGTCGTTCAGAAAAATAGAATTATTTAATGGATCTTTTTTACAAGATAAATCTCTGCACACAAGATCAATTTGTATTTCTAATGGGCGATAGGTTGAATTAGACGGCTCTGGTACTGTTATACCATCAACCGCCGATAGGAGATCTGTGGTGTTGTCCAAGATTGAAGGGCCAACTGCTAGAGTAACTTTAGAAATGATTACATATGGTAAAATGGATTCGTTAATAGTAGGACTTTTATTTAAAGTATAAAACATTTAGCAATCCTCATCCAAATCACTAATTGAGACATCAGAACTATAAAGGTTTCGATTATTGACTTTTTCTTCCTTAGTTATTTTTTCACAGCTTAACATTCTTGAGTTGAAAACACCATCAGCTTTATCTTCTGGATAGAGATCACATAAAGTTTTTTCTCCAATTTCATTATCAATTAAGATGTCAAGCCAGTATGAAACATCAGAGCGCATTAAGGGAAGTGGCTGATCTTGTCCTTCTGGAGTGTCCAAGAGAATGTTGTCTTTAATTTCAATAGGATCTTGAGTGAAATTAAGTCTATGCAAAATTTCTTGATTGTTCGTATAATCTTTTTCGACTTGAAAAACCTCTATTTCAAAATTTTCACTTTCAAAAGGAGTATTATTTTCATTTATTTCTAATACAATAGAATCTTCAAACACCCTTAAATAAGTGTCATCAGAAAAGGGAACAGAAGTATAACTTTCAGTAATCTCTGTTTCGTTTGGATCTCCAAAATTAACTTCTGAACGATAGGTTATGGGAGAAAAATTCAATTGCACAATAGAGCTTGTAACTCCCAAAGATCCAGTATAGTATGAAGTTGACGATGAAATTGCGCCTTTCAGTGCATTGATTGACCATGCAGCATTATTTTTGGTGCCAAGATCTGCATTTCCAAGAGTAAATGCATCATTATACCAAATTGTTGGAGTCGGTCGTAATGTTGGCTCGACACTTTTAAAAACATATGGCGCTTGCATCTGAAGATCTTCTTTAATTCTTGGCTCTGATTCGTTTTGTCCTTCGTTAACTCCACCATAATTTGAGTCATAGGTTACGTCGTCATCAAAAAAAGCATAATAGTGTGGCTCGAAATCTCCCACAGACAACATCGCTTTGCCGTATTGTGTGAGTTGAACGTCCAAAACTCTTTCTTTTTTATTTAAAAATTTCATTACGTTTCTTCCTCGCCTGGTACATTCCGAACAGTTTTAAACTCATCTTCTACTTCAATTTGAGCTAACTCTACAAGTGAAAAGTAATCATAGGGCCAGTTATAACTATAATCAGGGACTGCATTTTTGTTGTTTTTAAAGTTAAATTTAAAGCGATCATCATCCGATGAATCTGCTGTGGCTGCGAAATAATTAATTGCTGCCTTTTTCTTAACTTTAAATACCATCCATTTTATTCCTTCTGGAAGTTGTTGTCCGCCGAAGAATTCCCAAGGCGCAACTTGATGCTCGACTATAGATGTGTCTTTTTCTGCAATTCTTGAAATTTTTGGCATTACTCCCTGCCAAATGTCTGCCAAATCTTGACGATCTAGTTCATGTTCAAATTCCATAAAATACATTACAAATGGCTCAATGTCAGAATAAAGATCAAAATTCAGTTGTGGAGGGATAACATAATTCTCCATTTTCTCCGTTAAATCTGAAACTGATGTTTCTGTAATTGCGTCTGTTGTTTTAAACGGCAAATTAGTCAAAGGCTCAACATCATTTTGAACATTTATTTTTGTTTGATTATACAATTTTCTGGATTGTTTCTTGGTTTTTCCAGACAATGTAAAGAACCATTTTTGTAAAATTGGGCTTCCGATAGTTTTTGCAAAAGAAGTTTTAGATGGAATTGAACCTTCCAAATAAGGAATTGCTACAATAGCTTCTGAAATGACTTTTTTATCTGCAATTTCTCCAACTTTCTCGCGTTTTTTAGCTGAGTCGAAACCGCATTGTTTCAACAAAGAACCTGTTAATCCTGTTGTATTTTCTCCCGAACCTTGTGGTAATGTTGGATAAGTTTCTTCGATTCCTAAAATTAGTCCTTTGCTACCAGTGCAAAATTCGCCATAACCAGACCACATTCCACGGGCTGTATTAAGAAGTCCACTTTGACCACAACTAACTTGATTCGAAAAATCCAAAATTGGAGTTTCAAATTTTGGACTAATCGCCCACGCATCAAAAGAAGAATCAGCAGGGTCTTTTGCAGTAGCAGGTACAAATTGATTCCCCTTGCTTTGGTTTAAGTTATATTCTATTTGTTTTAGTCTTGTTTTACCAAGCAAATTTAAGGATGATGAAAGCATCATCGCTCCCTGAATTGCGGGTGAATTCGTGCCTTCATCACCAGCAACCATTTTTAACAATTCAGGATTTGAATAAGTTATTTCTGCTTGGGATAAAATCTTTTCCAAAATTCCAGCGCCTGATTCTGTTCCATCTGAGACGTACTTAATAGTTGCAATACTTTTTCCATAATAATAGGGTGGTGTGCAAGGGGCTTGGGCTGGATCTAGATTTAAATTATTGCCAATAGCCGAATCGTCTTGCTGCCAATAAGAACTGGTAAATTGGTAAGTAGGGCCGAACCACTTGCCTCGAAGCCCTTTTACCTCTGGGTTTGAGCCCGAAGTTGGTAAAGTGGTTGTTGGGAGTGTTATATCGGGATCGCCGGGACTATTTTTACCTTCAAACATAACGGTACGAGAAGATCCTGACCACGGCATTTCCAAAAATACGTCCATATAATAGGAAGAACCTGATTTGAACGTTTTAAATTGATTTTCAGGGTTTGAAGCAATTACTGTAAAAGAATTATCTTTCAAAAAGAAATTGGGAACTTCTGCTAAGAAGTTGTTAGTGGCCATTTCAAAAGTTGGTTTTATTGAACCATTCCAATCAAAATAAGGTAATCTCTCGTGAGAGCCTTGAACGAGATATCCGAAACCATTGGTATCCAATAAACTCACCTTCCCCTCTCCATCAGAAGACGAAATTGGAATATGATCTGCAAAAGAAACTAACGACTCGAATGGTATTCTATAGTTTGGAGTCTCGGTTATCATACCCCCAACATAAAAAGCACCCGCAGTTGATGCAGAAACATTTAACGATCCTGTAAAAACAGGCCAATCGACTGCAATACCCGATTTAATAGAATTAAACATCACACCGGGAGCAAAAAATGGTTGCATGGCAGATTGAACGGATAAAGTACCAGATAATCCAAACTCAGAACTTATTGGTTGCCCATCTTTAATTCCAATTCCGCCAATGCTTGAAGCAAGAGATTGAGATAAAATGCCTCCAATTTGTGTGGTTCTTAATACGGGATAGAACCCATTATAAGGGAGCAGTTTTTTAACACCATTACACGTTAAAGTAATTTTGTTTAACGCAGCATCGTCAGAAAACGTTCCAAAATACTTTTGAAAATCAGAATTCGAATAGGTGGCAAAAAACTCTTGATTAAGATTTGCAGTCGCAGAATCAGCACTAGAAGTTATAGAAGCGCCATCAAGATCTAAGAAGTTGTTGTTTATTACTCTAAAATCTCCTCCATTTTCATTCACGTAATAATCTACGTGATCTGAAATTTTAAACTCTGGCAAAATTGTAAACTCTTTAGCAACTCGTTTAATATCATTAGAATATTCTTCGTAGGAATCAAACCAAGGATTTATTCCTGAACCATAAGGTGCTTCACGATTTGTAACCCATTCTACGTTATCAACGCTGGTGATAGGTGTCTGATAAGAAGCTTCATATGCGTATAATAGTGAAGCTGTAGTCTGTTGTCCATCATACCTTGAATTTGGTGCGGCATCGGGGCCGGAAGCGCCCGTGAAAAACATAGGAGCTACCACTGCATGTCCTGTGCTATATCTAATCAACTCAGAGCCAGGATAATATTGGTCTTCTCCTGCACTTGCGCCTTCACAACCAGGAAATTCAGCATTTAAAATACTATCTAAAGGCCAAACGCTCATCGCTCCTTGATCGGGAAAATTAAGTGTGTTATAGGCTGGCGTTGTAACACCCGCTGAACCAGACCATCTTCCCTGAATTCTGTCATCTCTCGAATTTCTCCAAAAAGTTCTACGAGATAAGAGTCCGCGATTTATACCATTACTTCCAATACTGTTTGCAACTTCCGCATAATTTGTTCGCATTCTAACTTTATTAAGACCAGTATTAACATCACGAGGATAAACAACTTCGCCGTAAGTAAATTTCTTTAAAACAGCAGACGCATTATTTTCATAAAGTTTTCTTATTTTGTGATAGTTTTGTCGGCTTTCAACCAAGTCTTCGTCAATTGCCAACAGGTCTATAAATGTATTGTTCGCAAAAGTTGCGATGTTATTTCCATAAGAATGTGCAAGATAAGTAAAATCGCATTTTTCCGTGGCATCATTTGATCTCAAAACAGTTACAATCGGCTTATATTTAAATGAGACTGGCGGTTCTGTAAGGCTTGCAGTAACCCATAAAGTTGTTGGAGTTTTATTTGTTTTAGAACGGAAGGGCGGCATAAACTTAACAGCAGTTCCACTTACGCCTGGATCAATTCTTCTTCCTAATTTACTATCAACATAGAGAGAATCGGAAGGCTGTTCTCTCATACTTAAAATGTTGTTGTTTCGCTGATTGCGAACAATCGGATTTTCATAACCTCTAATTTGCTTCCAAGACGGATTTTGATAGGGTCCATTTCTATGCAAAAGAAGTGCGTTCAAGACGCTGGCTTGTTTTAAGCCTCCCGTCAAAAAATCGTTTCGATAAATGTCATCAGAAGCACTTAAAATTCGTTCACTTGAATTTAATGGATCATAAATAAGTGTATTTAATCCAACAAAATCACTCAAAACTGGACCTGATCCGCTATCACTTGCCAAAATAAATGGTGGCATTGATTGAGTCATAGAGGTTGTTCCAGACGGAATGCTGGCATTTGAAGTATAACCATAGGCCATTTCTTCAATGTCTGTTGCGCTTTTACTAACGGATGCAGTAATCCAACTATACTGATATGCGCTTTGTGGAATTGCATGTTGAACAAACCAATTGTCCCGCAAAGTCCCAGTTGTGGTTGTAGTTGCTGCTAAAATCCTTGTGTTGCGATTAACTTTCTGATAGGATGCGCTCGTATCGTAATTTAATGCGCTTGCAGTATTTGGAGGTTTAATCCCAAACTGTCCACAGTATTCAGTTTGCCATTCTTTTAATGCATCTCTGACAACCGAATTTCTAAAATTTAAATCATTATAGATTGCATATTCTTCTGCTATGTAATCTAAAACGCCTCTTGAGGAAACATCAGGTCCACCCGGAGCATTAAAATGATTAACAAAGATGTATTGATTAGTTCCTGTTAAATCAAATCTCGGCAACGCATACTCAACAGTGTTTACCAAATAGGTCGATGCTGATGCTGTTGGAATAAATCCACCAGACTTAACAAAGAATCTATTGTTTATAGATCTGCCATTTGTTTGAACTAATTCATAGGAACGTTCATAGTTTCCAAGAATTGTTGAACCAGTTGTCATTCGAATGTTACGAATGTTTACTGGGCGTTTGGCAAGAGGTTCACGTAAAATTGTTGAACGTGGTTGGTGAGCTGTGCGGGTTTTTATTGCTAGTTTGTTACTGCTAGAACAAGGTGATGCTAAAACTATATCATCAGCAGCCATATTGGTCATCGTGCCACTGGCTGCTGAATTTATTACATTTTTAATAATTGGGTATGTATCATCATCACCCATTCTAAACCAACTGACTGGACGAGCTACTCTGCTATTCTCCGCAGTTCGAGCAAATCTTGGGTCTAGAGTACAACCGTCATTATAAATGGCTGTGATTTCTTCTTGGCTTAACGTATTTCTCCAAAAAACAACATCATTTATATATCCCGGCCAAGTATAATTTGAAGTGGATGTTGGATCACTATTTCCAATAAAAAGTGGCGTTGTGCGAATTGCACCAGCCAATCTTGTTTGAGTCGTCCCCGCTACACCATTTCTATAAATAATGAATTCTTCATCTGATTGATTATACGTTGCTATATAATGAACCCACTCATCTTCAGCGAAGGCTGCTTCGGCAAAACGGGTGTATTGACCGACCCAAAAGGTCATTTTTGTTGAATCACTACATCCGAGGTTCATTCCCCAGCCGTTTGCCCAAGTGCTTGATCCTCTATCAAATACCTTATCACAAGTTGTTTTCCCACCAGTGCCATATACCCATACGGAAACTGAAAAATCGCCATCAGCAAAACCTGCGGGTATTGCGGAAGATGATGCTACTGTAATACATTCGTTATTGTTGGAATTATCAAATTGAATACTTTTTTGATTGCCCAACTCAAGGTCTAGATCCCAAGCTTCTGGTCTTACAGTGCTGCTTGTAGTTGGAAAACGCACATGTCTGTATTCTCGACCACCGACATACTTTTCTGTGAATGGACCTTGCAGTGGGACTTCGTTATCGCCGCCATAAACGTCGTTATGATAATTAACCAAATCTGTACTTGTTTTGAAATTTGATGCCAGGTCTGCAACATATCCAGTTGTGACGGAAGAACTAAATAAGCTAAATGGCGCAAAGATTTCACCTTTTCCTGATTTGTAACTTGTTGGATTGTTTATTAACTTATAACTTAATCTATCTTTATCGTTCGGATCAATTACATCATTACAAGTATCATTATTTTCAATACTAGGAGCTGAAATCTTAAGTTGTGTAGAAGTTCCAAATGGAAGTTCAGTGTGAGCATATTGCAGGTTTTTTATTCTTGGTACATTCGCACCACCTTTAAATTCTTTAGATTCTTGAACTTTAAACTGATAAATTTGAGAAAAATTTCTTATCCCATAAACATCGCCATAATAGGCTGTGCCATCTGGTTGAAATAGTGTTGGAAAAACATTAGATTGAGAAATGCTAGCCGTAGAAAATGGCGTTGTTGCATTTAACATTCTAAAAGTATTTCTTTGGTTATTAACGTCAGTGCCGCATGGTTCGAATCTGTCTTTCCACCAAAGACAATTACTAGTAGAACCTTGACTTGCTGTTGCAGCCGAAAGTCCTGTGTTGCTGCCTCCTGCTGTCACAGAAGTAAAAACGGGATACAAATCTTCATAATTACCGCAAGAGGACTCATGAGTGTAGAGATCATCAAATGTTACACTACCATCCGTACTTCTTTGGAAAATTATTTTTCCATATTCCCGTTTGATTCGATAGTAGTGTGTGGTATCAAGACACTCCAAACATGACCAGACCGTAGCATTATCTACTTTAGCAGCTACAGACCCATCAGTCCCAAAAAGACCGCCGCCCAAGAGCCAAGAAAATTGCCAATTGGAAACATCGTATTCTGGAGCCGAGCTTGTATTAAGTCCGACATACATGCTATTGAATCTGGTTGTAAAATTGGATGAAACCGTAAAAGCATCATCTTGATCGATGGGTGGTGCCGACGCCCAAGCATTATATCCAGTAAGGCCAGTGCCTTTATTAAGTCCCCCATTTGCAGAAGCAGTAGTATTGATCAAGTTTCCCCAAACTATACTTGAGCTAGTATTTAAAGAAATAGGAAGATAATTTGGCGCATGACCAAATTTCCAATTATAACTTAATTCATTAATGCCGCGAACAGAACCTTCAGTTGCGGGAAATTTCTTTACAAGAGGAAATTTGGTCCAGTATTTATTTCTCTCAAGAATGTGACTTTCGATCATGGTCCAAAGTTTATTTGAATAATCTGCGGACGCAGGGAAAATCTGCAAAAGAGCAATCGTAATGGATTGATCGATCCATTTATAATAATCTACAAACTTCTCAAAATCAATAGTATTGTTTTCAATTCTCTTAAAATAGGCATTTCTTAATTTTTCTAATTGCTTATATTCTGGCCGGTATCTATTAACTGGCTCTCCGATTAAATTATTAAAATCAACAATGGTTGCAAAAATCTTTAAAATTTGATCTGAGATTATCCGATACATGCTCTTTTCGGCTGCAAAGAAAAAAGTAATAGGACGAGATTCGCGTGTAAATAAAGAATCATCGTTTGAATCAACAAGATTAACCATGTCAGAACTATTAAGAACTTCTGGAAGTAATTGTTTTGCAGTTTGGACATACTCTCGACTAATGGAGCTTGTACTTGAAACTGGAAATCCAAAGCCACGACCAGTATGTTGATAGAGAGAAATTGGTCCAAGCCAACCATATTCGAGAGTATCTGCTTGCGAACCGGATGATGCGTCTTGAACTGTAAATACTCCAGCCGCAGTTGAGCTTGTGACAGTCTCAAAATCCCAATCCATAGCAAGTGTCTTTAGTTGTGGAATTTTATCAACATTTTTGCCAAAAAAGCCGCTTCCACTTGGAGTCATGTATGCACTCTTTAATGGAGATTTAGTTCCAAAATTTGCAGAATCTTTGGCATGAAATTTAACTGTAGCGTCATCTAGGTAATCCATCCAAGCGCGAACAGAAGAAATCTTAACATCTGACTTGGTTATTGTAGAACCAGTGAAGTTTGTGCGATGGGCACCAGCAAACATTTTTTTAGAACCTGTTAAAAACTGAACGCCTGCATCATTTGAAAGTGTGCCTGTTGCTGTAAACGAATTGTGAAATGAATCTGCGATTGGTTGAAATCCAGAAAAGATAACATCGTATTCATAATCCATACTGCCAGTAACAACATCACTCGCATAGGGATTTGCTTTTGGCTTTACTCTAACGCTTAAATTCCATCTTGTGTCTGTATAAACATCATTGATTAAAGAACTGGTTAAAACTGGGAAAGAACTAAAGCCGGAACTTGCACTTAATTTAAAATAGACTGATTCAGAGCCACGGCTTGGTCTAACAGAACTAACAACAAAATTTGAAGCATCTGGGAGATGCCATTGATCATCATTTGGAGAAGCTGGATTAACTGTATGTGCTCCAAAAATTGAGCTTTCTACAAAATTATTAGCAAAATAGTTGTCCAATTCCCGTGAGATTTTTTGTGGAAAGATAACTTCTGCTTCAAAAGTATTGCCACGATACTTCATTTCTTCAGAAGAACTTAGATAGGCTCTAGTATTTGCGGTTTCGACACTGGATGTTGATTGATAGACTGTGGATTCAACGCGATTGTAGGCATTAAAATCGGCATATCTCTTTCGAATTGTGGAAGAATCAAAATTATCTCTTAGAATGTATTCTGATTGATCGGCGTAGAGGTTTAGTTTTACAAGATTTTCGTCTATTCCATAACACCTAATAATGTTTCTGAATGCTTTTTCTGTTCCTTTTGACTTTAAAACTCCAACTAGATTGTTATAAAGGTTTGAATAAATTCTATTTTTTACTTCGTTTAACTTCTGTTCAAAATTTCTAAAATCATCTCTTGATGCACAAGATTCTAATGCATCTGCTTCGGTAAAAAGTTCTCCAACTTCAAAACCAAGGTTTTCAATTATTCTATTGGTAAACGGATAGGGTTTATAACTTCCGCTGAAATAGTTTTGATCTTTGAGTCTTGGAACTGACTGAATCTGAAGTTGTAGAGTATCGAAATAACTTCCGATTATTTGGGTTAATTTATAAAGAACTTCACCGCTATTTTCTAAATCATCTTCGCGTATCCATCCAGGGAGTGTGTGGAAAATGGAGGCATTATTTGTAGAATCATAAAATTGCCCTTCTATCTTTAAATCGCTTAATGAGGCGCTAACAAGCGGACTCGCCAGATCCAAGATTGGGTCTTTAAACTCAGTCGCAGACGCAGAACTTTCAATCATCGCAGAGCCAGTGCTGCGAGCACCGAGAGAATAGCCGATCCAGTTACCATTTGATAGTCGTCCTGAATAGTCTAAAACAACAGCATCTTTTGAATTGGCACTTCCACTATCAAAAATGCCTTCATTAAATTTATAATAGATACCCAAATCTACTGGACGACCTGGACTATACTTTGTAGAGCCTGTTCCTAGTGTGGAATAGTCTGTGTTGGTGCCGCCTGCGACTTGCGTAAACCAATTTCTAGCAATTTGTTCTGGTGTTCTTTTTGTTTTCCAATAGCGAAATTCGTCAAGAGAGGCAGAAAGTTTACCGTAACCTTCGCCGCCGTAGCCCAAAACTTCAGTGGCTCTAGTAAGAGCGCCAATGTAGCCCAAAAAGGAGCCTGTAACTTTCTGAATGGCGTTGCCAGTTGACGTATTGGTATTGTTTAAACCGCCATTGAGATAAAGTTTAGTTTGAAGATCGTTTCCTACATTTTCAAAATTTAAAGCGTAATGATTCCAATCGCTCCCTACAATGGGCAGCGATGAGCCAAGGTCTGAAATGTAAGTTTGGACAGAGCCAGATACAATTTCTAGAAATAAAACATTTGGGGCAGATCGATCCGCCCAAATTGTAAGGCGACCAGGTGTTGCAGATGAGCTATTCCATATATCTAAAATAACTTGTGCTCTACATTCACCAGTCGGTTCGACCCATGCATCTTTTTTGAACCAGAATTCTACAGCAAAACCACTATCACCATCTAATTCGATGTTAGATTCTTGATTAACACTAGCTTTATAAACATTTGAACCAGTAAAATTTTTAGTCAAATTAGAAGATACATTACTAGAACCAGTATGTGGTCCACCAAGAAATTTTATGTATTCATGACGACTATAATCATAAAATCCGCCGCCGATTTCTGGAATAGTAATAACAGTTCCATAATCTAAACCATGATTAATGTATCCAGTAGTCCTCGGATAAACACTGTCAAAAATGTATTTGTCGTAATAGGTTCCTGAGAGTTCCCATTCTATCTTTTCTTTCAGCGAACCATCATACGGGTATTCGTTGGAAATATAAGTAAATGCATCATCGCCGTACTTTTCGGCAGAACCATAAAATGCGAAATTAGAAGCAGACGTAAAATCTACATGCGGAATAAACCTCTGATGGTCTTGAAAATTTCTCTTGACATAATCAGCGGATTCAATAGAAGCTCCGATATCATTTAAACTGGCAGAAGAGAGAATTTTTTTCGGATTATTATTAAAAAGATTTTTAATGTTCGCCATAATTTACACTTCTATTTATACATTTGGGTTAAATTTCTCGATCCTAAACTGAAAATTCTCTGGCTGTTCTTGATAGGAATTATTTATTTTATAAACAAATTTGACTCCATAGGAATAACCAGGTTCTAACATCTTCATATCTAAATCAAAATAACTGCCAGAAACATCATAAGAAAGTCTAGTATGGTTTAAACTGCCTGTTCCAAATGGTATAACCGGATAATTATCTACAACCCTATAAATTTTAAAATACGCATCGTTGACTATTGAAGTTTCAATGTTCTTCGATGCTACTGTATAAATAGTTGGGCTCCAATTTCTTTGGCGAGTGTATAATCTGAAACGGCCCAGTTCATTTTCGTTGTATCGTGGTTTTAAATTGGTTATATTTGTAACATAATCAGGAATAGTGTAATAACCAGAAGAATCATATGGTTGTGGTTTAAACGAACCTGTATGATAATAAACAACAGTTGGAGATTCACCAGGAGATGTATCGGCAGAACCACTAAACCATCTATCGTAAAAAACAACACTACTTGAAGCAACAGCGAATGAAGCAGAATAGACGCCTGTGCTCACATAACCACCAGTTACAATCATTTCTGGTGTAGTTGTAACTTGTGTTCCTGTGCTTGCAGAAGTATAAACCTGCAAGTAAATCGTTCCTGAGACTTCTCCTTGAGGATGATAGAAGTTTGCTAATTGTCCTTTTTCATAATTGTATAAATAAAGGGTATTTAAATTATTAGAAGGAGAGCGAGCAGAACTGGACAAAACAAAATTTCCACGATTATCTTGCGTAGTAGAATCCCATCTTGCTTCAATAATCGGGCGTTTAAAGAAATATTCACTGCTTCTGGCTGAAAACCTTTTTGTATAATAGGATCTCAGACTTCCACTCTCTTGACTTCCAGTCAGCATCAATCCCATACCATAGTTGGAAAATCCGCTATCGCCTGTTCCTTTAATCCATTGTTCAACAAGACCCGTAATGTCTACTGATAGGTCTTCTGTGCCTTTGTCAAAATAGGAAGTATAATTAAATTCATCATAACGATCAGTTGCTGCTCCGAGTTGTGTTCCGCTTAGATAACTTCCGCCTTCTACCACAACCAAAGTTCCGGCTTCGTCAGCAACTTTCCAAGTTGTATGAGCAGCTGAATTTATCCAATTTGATCCAGTTCCACCGTAAGTTAAATCTTTATAGGTTTCTAAATCAACTCCAATTCCTTCTTCCCAGGATTGTGAAACGGGAACAGACATTAAATAAAATTCACGAGGAAGTGTTTGATCAGTTCTCACGTTAAACATTCTTAAAAAGAAATTAACGCTACCGCTGGCCGGAATGTCACCGGCTGTTCTATCAGTTGCAATACTTGTAATGCTGCCGATCTCATCAGCAGCCACTACTGGAAATTTTATCAACATTCTAGTTTTTTCATAGGATGAACTTGTGGCTTGTGCAAAGATTGAAAATACTTCTAAAGAATCCGCAGCACCAATGTTACTGCCAGTTCCTCTCGTAGTCATATCGGGTTGATAGGCATTCGTAATTGTATTATCTGCTATTGCTGTATATCTTTTTAGGCTCATTATTTAACGCTTCCTACAATATCTACACTTGGGAATTTTATTTCCATTATTACATTATCTGGAACATTTATAAATCTTCCATCTGGTGATGTCTGTCTTTCAAAATTAAATCTCGTTTCTGAATAGTTTATACCTGTTTTGGGAGCAATTTTAACACTGGTGGTGTCAACGACACCATTTACTTGATTGAGAATGTTATAAATGTCTGTTATAACAAATCTCTCTCCAATTTCAAACTTTTCTTGATAACTTAGAGCTAATGACTGAACGCATCTGTTTAGAATCTGAAACTTGTTTGTTTCTAAATCTCCAACCACTTCAAACTCAATTCCAACGTTTACAATTTTTGCATCGATAATATCAATTGTATCATTGAGCATTCTTCCTTGGTTCAACCAAGTTTTTAAATTATTCTTAATGGTTGTATTGGTCGCTTCTAAAGCGGCATCGGAATCTTCAGAAATTACATAGATATTTAGATTTCTCTTAAAAGAATCTGGATCTCTTATAATGTTGGTTCTTTTAATGGCACCAAATTGAGGTGGCATCGCATAGATTAAGCTTTTATAATCTTGTTGCGTTACGGCTCTGCGTTGTGCAGCGAAAGTATCATAAACTCTTAGCTTTAATTCTTCTATGCTCGGAGTAGTCACATCGCCATTGATAGGATTTGCATTAGAAATTTCCAATGAACTTTTAACATCTTTAACAACAGAGGAATCAAGTTGTACGATGTCATCAAAGTTGATTATGGCATTATTAATTTGTGTCAATGATGTAGGTGCCAAATTAACAGAACTTTGAGTATTGGCTCGATAGGCAATTGTTAAAACAGTATTTGATGGAGGAATGCCCAAAGAAGGAGTTTTTAGGAGATTGGTTGGATCAAAGGATAAAGAAGTAAAAAATTCTTTAGCATGAAAATCAACTATTGTTGTGCTTGGATCTGTAAGAGGATCGACGGTAGTGCTCACTTCAGTGCCGCCACCAAATTGCAAGAAAGTTGTATCCTGCAATTTTTCAACAGTAAATCGCCTTGGAACAATAACTGGTTTTATCACTGATGGCGTTTTTCCACTGTTGGAATCATAATTTTTGATAGGAACAAAAACAACATCTTGTGACAAATAATCAACTTCAAAATAGGAATAGCCTTGATCATCGGTGACTGATAAAATTTCAGTTATGTTATTTCCGTTTAATGCAATTTTTCTGAATTCTTCATAGCCACCGATAGTGACTTTTTCTTGTGTTATTTCTCCAGAAACAACTTGCCCCGAAGCTTTAACTGCATAGTGAGTTGGAAGGCCAGTTGATTCATTAACTTTGGCAACAACCACTTCGTTACTTGTATCAGCAAAACTTACGTCTTCGTTTAAAATAAACCCAATTCCACTGGCCGATGAAAATTCTGACCCTCTCCTCAAATAACACAAATAGGCTGTATTGGGGCCAATTCCATTTTCATTTGCGGGAACAATGATATAAAAATCAGCCATTCCAAAAGAAGACGGATTTCCTCGAAATTGATAACCTAATTGTTTTCCAAGTTTTAAGACATTATCAAATTCAATTGCAGTATCTAAAAAAGATTCATTGACGCTATAATCCACATAAAAGGATAAAATATCTCCAATGTAAGAGACAGTATCCAACATTAAAGAACCAAAACCAGCTTCATTGAAATCTTGAAAAGTATCTGGATAATACCTTTTCGCATAATCCACAAGATCGTTTTTAATTGTGTTAAAATCTCGGGATGTATAATTTATCGTTGGAAATCTGTTTTTGACGGTCAATGCATAAGTCCTCTTTGAATAATTAGTAAACTGGTGTTGTTATTTCTAAATTGTCATAAAACTGCAACGGGATAATATAATAGCTAACAGTTACATTGAGAGCATTTGGATTATTAAAAACTTCACCAGATGTAAGATTAAAACTGACATTGGTAACTTCTACAAAAGGCAAATAAATTTCAACCTGTTCATAGATTCTAGCTTCTATTTGAGAAGTAAGTTCGGCACTTGCATTTTCGAATAAGAAGTTTCTTATTCCAACGCCGAATTCTGGATCCATCATTCGTTCGCCAGGGGATGTTAAAATCAGGTTTTTAAAATTTTGTCTAACCGTATTTTTATACGATTTAATGAGTTTATAATGTCCATCAATGCTGTCTACATTTAATGGTAATTGTGGAGTTACGCCTGCCATAATGTTACTCTAATTATCTTCTTGTTTTAGAAATTTACTAAATGAATTTTAACGATTGGCACTTTGGTGTTTTGTGAATTACGACTAAATTAGATTTCCATTCACATCGCGTAGGTTTCCATCATCGTCAATAACCCTTCCAAACTCATCACGTCTTCGACCTCGTTCATCAATATAAGAAACTACGTGCCCTTTATATTTTGGACCAGCACTAATAGATGAAGGTGGTTGTTCTTCTGGTGGAATGGGATTCCCGTCTTTATCAACTAGACCGGCTGCGAAATCATCTTCGTTTGCATAGGGGATGTTGGTATCGGCTGAAGATGTAGCTTCTTCCTCATCGTCGTTACATTCTATAGCATTTGTAAAATCTCTACCACCGGCTTTTTTGGCAAGACATCGTTGATTATTCTTGGTAGCAGAAGAAGCCAGAGGATCTATAATGCCAAACACCACATCGTAGGCAATTCCCATTGGAGTTATGGGAGGGCCGTATCCGAATGCGCCGAAAATGTTTATAGGCAACAGACCCCATGAAATTGCGAAGAAGGTTCCTGGTGGGAGTTCAATGCTTACACCGCATTCTTCGCCAAATACGCTATTTGCTGCGCTGACGCCTGTCTCCAACCCATTATAAATAAATCTGCTTAATTGAATGTTAGGATCAACCATCTCAGTGATTGCACGAAATGCCATCAAAGAAAAGTTCTTTGCTATCGACCATAAATCAACACCGGGAGAATCACCAGGATTTGCCATGTCGTATTTATCTAATGTTTGATTAGTGATGTCGCTTTCGTACTGATAATTTCCTGAATTTAAGAAAGCATTAAAAACTGTTTTCAATGTCTGCTTCGTATTGTTAAAAGTCTTGTCTACGTTGGGTATTTGTCCAAGATAAAGAAGAATATACATCAGATTCAATGAAAACATCCTATCAACGGGGAAACAGTATTTAAACAAGAATTTAAACTCGTCGGTTTCTCTCAGAACCCGAAGTAATTCTGGAAGCTTTTTGTTGTAAAGATATCTCATCTTTTCAACTTTGATAGTATCAGTGCTTACAGGAGAGGAAATCTCCACCGTTCCGATGAGTTCAGATAGTGAGAGATTGGGATCAATCGGCAATTCAACAGAAACAAGAGGAATCGTTACATAGTCAGATTTAATTTCAACTTTGCGTGTTACAATGTTTTCCCCCGAAGTGTCATCAAGATCAAGTGTTTCATAGTATTCTCCTTCCTCGTGCATTAAATAGGCTTTCTCAATTTGTGTTAGCTTGGTGAATTCCCATTGGCTTGTGGTTTGTGCTGTCGCTTTAACCTTCTGAATCAACAATTCAGCATGTGGAGATGCAACAGCTGTGATTCTAAATCCAAAACTAGCTTCTTCGAAAAGATCATTAAGACTTAAAGTCTGGTCCCAGATTGCAGGAAAATCGGTTAATGTGCGAGTAACCAACAAATCCTCTCCACAGTCTTCGTCGGGGATAACGCTGCCTATCACTTCACGAGGAACCGAGAATTGTTGTGGTGCTTCTAAAGCTTCATCATAATTTTGTTCGATTACAGTAAGGTGGTCCTGAAGCCATCTTTGGAAGTAATCAATATTAACTGCCCCTTTTAGCCAATTATTCCTGTCTTCGGCTTCGGTCTTCAGTTTCCCTAATTGAGTCAGAGCCTGGGCTGTATCTATCATGCCGCGAGTTCCGGCCTCTGTTATTCTATCCTCAAGAGCCTGCCAATCCTTTTCTTTAAGGCGAATGTATTTTTCATAGATCAGCCCACCGTTATCCATAAACATGGTTAAAATGTTTCCCTTTGGTTTACGAGAATTAAAAACATCTCCAAGTTCATCTTTAATGCGCCGTTGTTCGTTTTCTCTCCATTTTAGATCTTTCTTAAATTGATCTCGAATGTGTTCTGCTGCGAGTTTTACTTTTTCCAAGAATTGCGGGTAATCCTTAAGGCTTCTAAAATTTACAAAATTAGGTTCAAGCAACATAAGTGCAGTTAACTTATTCATCCAAAAATCTAATTCCCATAACTGGACGAAGACCGTTTTATATTTCTTACGGGCGTCGGTTCCGGGTTGGATCTTCCACTGTTGATACTCTCCATAAATTTCAGGATTATCAAATGGAGCTTCCAAACCAATTGATAAATTACTCATATTATTAGTGTACCAATCGGCATTGTTTTTCAGTTCATTAAAAACAGTTGTAAACCCGCCACGACTTTGGGAGATGGCTTCGTGGGCCGTTGGTCTTGTTCCAGAGTCTGGGCCGATTTTGGTAGTGGTATAGGGAAATCGGTGTCTATTTCTCTCTTGTTGTGTATGAAGATGCGGTGGCCAGTGGCTTAAAGGGCTTCCCGCGCCTGGAACCCATCCAAAATATTCTCTACGTGGATTACCGATGTCATCGAAATGGCTCTTTTCAGTAACACCAAATTTTCGTTGCTGATTAATGTGCAGGTTGCTAAAGAGGCCACCGTCCGCAGTGCGAGTGTTTTCGAGTACAGCCCAGCTTGGCTTGTCCTTGTAAGTTTGGTATGTATGGAGTTGTATGGAATACCCGAGTTCCGATGGCCGATCATCATCAAGCACAGTCATGCCTTTAAAATTTCTTAAGCGACTTCTGATCTGATCTAAGATATAAATAAGCGTATATCCCCATTTAAGGCCACGATTGGGTAAACTTTCAAGATCGCCTCTAAGCCCTAAATGTTCTTCATAGCCGCGTGGATACTTTTGATTCTGATCGAACCCAAGATCATCCCTACGGTTTGAATTCAAGAAATCGTGGACAGATTGTTCTTCTGCAACCTCATATCCAGTCACATTGAATGGATCCGCGAAGCCAGAATAGGCGGGGTTGTCGCGGGGGTTGCCGCCAGCAACGGCACGATCATTCGGTAGTGCCCCCCCAACGAAAGTGGGTGAGGCTATATCAGATCCCCATTCCTTCGAGACAACACCAACACCATAATTGTCGCGACCGTCGATCTCAGCATGATCTGGGATTTTTCTTCCTAACATACCACCATAAATTTGCTTAATAGTATCTTCTAGATATTCAATAGTTGGTATTGGTCGGCCATTCCATTTATCTTGTAAAAGTTCTTCGCCCACTTTCAATAATTTATTATTCTGGGTGTAGGAAAACCTAAATTGAGTTCTATTAGAAGTAAATTGCCTTCTTAATTCACGCAAAAGATGCTTATCACTAAACCCACTCCAAGATTTATAATAATCAATCTCTTTCTGGATATCTTCTGGAAAGCTATCAATCGTAGCATCTTGTATGTTATATTCCAGCATTTTTGGGTGAAAACTGTATTCTACCAAAAATGGAGCGCCATCTGGCGTCTGGAATGGGCTGCTTGTTGGAGGAATTGGAAGATCCGAATTTTTATAAATTTTATAGCTTTGGTCATCCGTTCGCGTATTAACTTCTAGTACATCATAGATGCTTCTACTATGAATCTCAGGATCATTAGAGAAGGTGCTTATACGACTATCGTTCACATCCCCAGTGGCATTGTCTACAGGTATAAAATGGTAATGGCTAAAACTGTCGAGCTTTTGAGGGCCTGGGCCGGAGTTGCCGTGTTGCCAATCTAATAAGTGATGTGGCAATCCAGCCACCGCAGGCCATAAAGCAACTCTGCTATAAGTCGGTGATGGCAATTCTACTAATTTATATAACGGTTCTCGGACTGGTACTGGATCAAGATCACCGGAAAAAACACCAGGAGTTGCATCGGTGAGATACACAGCGTTCCAATTGTGACTGGCACCAGTTGGGACAGTATAGGATGCACCAGCATTTCCAGGTAATAAAATGTTTTGATTATTAAAAACCTCAAACATTGTTATCATAGCATCGCGTTCAAAATCGGAAGCATGATCATCCCACCAATGACGATTGTTTAAACCATCTATAAACCATTCTGGGAAACGATCACTATTATTCGGAGCAGGCTCAAATAACTGATAAAATCCAGTTTTATTTGGAGCAAGTGATTGGGACAATTCATCATTAAACCCAAATTTTGGGTATATGGTACTATAATTGAGGCCAACGCCTGAATTCGGAGATTGTGCCAATGTAAAAGTAAAGAGCGGCCACAATTCACCAATGAATTGAGGTGGAACATCAACATAATTGCCGCCCGCATCTCTATCAACTATTTCTTCCCAAGTTATCCCAGAATTATTTCCAAGACCCCATTGTCCCCAATTCCCCCGATCTTCATAGGATAGATCCACTTTCCAAAATGTTTCTATTGTGGGATCAATCGCGCCTTGGGTGAATCCGACATTAGCATATGTTTGATAATAATCCCCTCCAAAACCCCAGATGGCGTCTCCACTGGCGTCGTACTCAACAAACTCTCCATAAATAGAATTTTGACCACCTCGAATTGTGTAGGTTGTAGTTGGCCTAATTGGTGGCAAATCATAAGTTGTAGGTCTTAAGGAACCTCCAAAAAGGTGGTCTGGCCATAAATCTAAAGTAGTGGGCGGGTTGCCAACACGTCCCACCACATTAATATTTGGTCCTCCAAAAATAGGAGTAAATTCAAATTGCTCATTAAGCAAAAAGTCTATTGATGGCCGACCAGCAAGTGGATTCACAGTCCCGAATCGGGCGGACCGGGCGGCAGCTGAGATTTGTTCTTGAGAAATGTCTCTTCCCAAATTCCTAATGATTGTTTTAAACTTATAGGGACTGTCTGGTTCACTCATGATTCTTCTTTTCGCAATAGCATCGTCGCTCAAAGCACCATTTAACAATTCTCTATCAAGTTCGCCTTCTTTGCTGAATGATTCAATCTTATCCAAACTTAATCGAGCTTCAGCCGAACCAGATGGAACGTCAAAACATCTTATAAAACCTTCAGATAAAATTGAATTAATGGTCGTGTCTTCTTTCGTTCCAATGATCGTGTTCATTTTCTTTTGCACAATCATCATTTCTCTACGAATATAGTAATCAAAAGCTACCGACTGGTCGGGAGTAGCACCTGTTTCTATTGGTGAATTGGGCAGCTCTGCGAGCCTATTATAAGATTCGAGAGCTTCGTGAACGAAATTTTGAGAATAGCCAAGTTTCTTAGTTTCATTGACTATTTTTCTTTCAATAAAGACAGAGATTAATTTTGGTATATCTGTATGGTCAGAAAAATTAAACTCAGCAAAAGCAAAGATGGTCTTTAACACCACTTCTAGAGCGTATAAGCGGATTGTAATAACGACAGCGCCACCAAGCAACGCCTTTTCCAGAGCATTCTTTGCACTAGTTCCTAAACCATCTTCTTGTGAAAGAACGTTTTCTATGCACTTTGTTATTGCATATTCATTTTCTATAATCTTTTTAATTTCTTCGATGTTTAAAAGATGTGGATCTTTACAATCTTCTAAAATCTGTCTCTGTGTTAATTTCGGAGTTAAATTTGCTAAGTCTAAAACTCCTTCCTCAAAAAGATCAGATCTGCTGATTTCGCTAGAAAAAGCTGTCATAAAGTCTTTAAAAATTTCTATGTATAAAGTTCTATACTCACCTCGTTTTTGTTCCCATAAAAGTTCTTGAAGAATAGAAAAATCAACACCTCCAATTCTTTCATAGAATTCAGGATCTCCAGGTTTCCTAATAATGCTCCCTTCTCTAAATGCCTTATCCGCGAATTGAGAAAATTGGAATTCTTGGGTTCCAATACCAGATGATGGTCTGCCAGCGGTCGATGGACCATAGGCGAATTGATCGTGACTTACTTGCTGGACGGCCAGTTCGGGTTCCCATAAACCCTCTCTCCTAATCACTTCCAGTGCTTGTGGGTTTAGTTCTTCAGCGGTATTGATTGCATTTGCAAGACTAATTTCTCGACCTTCGTCATTAATGGCAAAAAAATCAACTGAATAAGTTTCATTTAAAAGGCCAGTTGTTCCTTGTGCATCATATCTAATAAACCATCGAGAAGGTCCGAAAGAGCCTGCCCTGGTGATTCCCACTTCCTCTCTGCCAGATGCCCTTAGAACTTCGCTTAATTCTTGGTCTGTTGATCCATTTGCCGAGAATGCTGATATATCTTGTGTTAAAAGAGTCTCAAAAGAGAGCTTAAGAATATTATTACTCATGTCAAAGTTGCGGAATGGGCGAGAAGGGTCAGCTACGAAAGCATGATAATAATACGATGAACCTGTGGCTGCGATCTTTGCAAGGTTGTCTTGAAGGCCAGGGGCAATAAAAGATTTAATCTCTGGTAAGAAAATAGAAGTCGCAGAACCAAACTCATCTTGAACCGCTTTTTCTTTATCTGGATCTGGGCTTAATTGGCGTGTACTCGACTGGGCAATTCCACCTTCGTTAGTTAATTGTGAAAGGATTTCCGTTGTTAATTTATAAGGTGCTGGGAAAGAAATCGGACCAGGATATGAACCAAGATTCGGATGGTTTCTCGGAGAACGATATCCTTGAGAATAGTAAAGCTCAAATTCAGGATTGATCATATAAATCGGAAGCTTGTCTTCATCTTCTTGACTATCATTATATGAAATGATATCACTTTGATTCGGAGGCACAAGCGTTCTTACGATTTCCCTATCTTTTATTTTCTTATCTCTTTTCAAAGAAGGGACAAAACCCGCAGCATCTGTATTAAATGCAGAATAGACGCTGCTCATAGAAGTATTTATAGTCTTCTTTAAAGTGAATGTAAACGCTGGATGATCAAGATCTACTAAACCTGGTTTAACGTTTCCATCTTCATCTATACTGCAATAGGTTGACGGCATCGCGCCATCCAAAGGATTGTCTTTCTCTAAGATATTCTGTAATTGTTCTAATCTTTTTCTTCGTCGTTCATTGGCTTTTTGAATTTGATTATCTATCTCATCCTGTGTTAAACCTTTTCCTTCCAAAAGTTTTTTTCTCAATTCTTCATTTGGATCGTCAGAACACAATCCGCCCCAATCGTCGGGCACTAGATTTGAAGCTTGAGAAACTTTTTCTAACAACTTGTCTTCATCAATTAATTTGCCAGCACTTGTAAAGAAATCTGCAACTTGATTATCATCGGATAACATCGCTTTAAAAGTTGGCGAGTAACTATCAGACTGAGAAACGATTGATTGAACCATTGTTTTGGTTTCGGGTGTTCCGCCGCGCAATAGAAGCTGACTGACTTCGCCCGGTGTTAAAACTGCTGAGACTTCATTCAAAAGTTGCTTCACAGAACCTTCGCCGCCTGAGAGGGTGCCGTCATCAATTAATTGCTGTATTTGTTCGTTGCCGAGAAAACCTTTTATATTTGAAATAAACTTTTTGGAAGCTGCAAGTTCAAGACCACTTCTTCCGCCAACTGTAAACAAACCGCCAGTCCCTATTTGTCCTTCGCCGGTCGTGCCTGCATTAATACCTGCGGTGATGCCTCCAATTTCAGTTTCTCCAACCTGTGAAAACGTATTAATTCCAGCATCTATTCCAGAAATGCTTACTTTTAACGCTCTATCTCCTAATTCGCTTGCGAGATCAGTCCAAGGAGCCAAGCTTGTTGGATCATTTAATAGTTCACTTATCTTTAATGCGCCGAAGTTCATTTTATCGGGATTGCCACAAGAAGAAATAATCATCTCCACAATTTCAATTAACATTTGACTTAAAGCAACTTTTAATGCATCCATTATGGCCAAGAAAATTTGCTTTCCAATATCACCTATAATGTCAATAGTTGGAATTAAATCATCTAAAGAAATAGTTGGAATCTTTAAAACGTCAATTAGATCTTCGACAAATCTATTTGCATCTCTTAAAAATTGTTTTACTTGCGCGTAAGTTCTGGCAATCACACCATCTGGATCTGCACAAATGATTGCTTGTTTGACGATATAAGTCAACTGGTATCTATGTAAAAATTGACTATAGGTTGATTCAAGACCGACCAAAGAGTTTTCAGCATCTTTAAGGTTAGACAGAATCCCTGATTCAACGTTACTTACAAGATTGCTCTGGATTTTAATAGCATCTGCTTTGCGCTTGGCGCTTGCGAGTCTCCAACCCTCCTTCTTTAATTCTGTTGCGGTCTTAAGAGGAGTTTGATTCATTTGTTCGGTTACGCGGGCATTTGGATCCTGTCGGCCAGCCGAATAAGGTCGAGTTGAACCAAGTTCAATCCTAAATTCTTTAATTGTAAAGTTTCTTATAAACTGCTCCCAATTCATAGGAGGAACACTTTTATTTGCGCCATAAATCTCATCCAATTTGCTCATGTAATAGATTGATTGAGAATTTTTTACTATTCTGGAGTTTTGAAATTTTCCGAACTCCACTCTTAAATCATTGAAGTCCTTTCCTTGATTAAATTGTGCATAAACTGGCCTGTAAGAAGAATCAACGCCTAACGAGAATAGGTCGGATCTTTTTTCAGAATAGAGATATCCATTAGCTTCGATCAGATTATTAATAACAGGGACTAATGCGCTTACATTTTCGGCTTCGTCTTTTAAATCAATTCCATGAACTTTGCCATCAATTTTCTTTATTTGAGAATGAAATTCCATTAAAATGTCAGATAGACCAGCCATCTTTTTAGTTAAATTGAATGTATTAATTGAAAGGTCTTCAGTTGCCTTCATAGAACCCGCAGCTGATAATACTGAATCTGTTAGAAAATTGGGGTTGTCAAACTTATCTTGCGGAATTCCAACCGATACTCTGACTTTGGCGCGAGGTCGTTCAGGAACAAAAAAATCCATAGCTGATGCTATAGATCCTGGAGTTATTCCGTCTACCAGCGTCTTATTATAAAATGAGAGAATCTTATTTACACCCTCTGCTACAAATTCATCGGGATAGGCTCTACGAAAATTCTGTCCCGCATTTTCATAGCGTAAAGTTACTGTTACAGCGTATCTTTTATTTTCATGGTCATAATAAGGCGTCATAGCCTTATCTGATGTCCAATCAGTCGTAACAACTGGCTTTGTGGCTCGTTGAGCTTTCCGTGTGTTGCGTATGTTATCTTTGTTAGCCATAATTAATTGGTATTATTAAACCTGCTATTGATGTACTTGTCGCCCGGAGAATATAGATAGTTAACTTTGAATTTTTCTAAATTGGCTTTTTGCACCATTAATGACCTATAGGTTTGAGTCAGATGATTAATTGTTGTTGTTATGCCAGCACTCACAACAGGAGGGCTTGGCGACGTTTTCCAGATATATAAACCAGGAGGTCCAAGTGGAATTATTTCTGCTGGCGCATAGTGATAGTGATTCGTTAATTGTTCGTTTAAATAGGTCTGATACTGTAACATTGAATGAACAATTCCATTTAATTTGCTAACTTGATCAGTTAGAGAAATCAAAGCCTCGGATAAATTCCCTCCTTTCGGTATTGGTTGTAGATCAGAATCGTCATTTAATGCAATTAAGTCAATTCCGTAAATGTCATTGACTGGCGAAAGTCCACCTTGAGAGTTAACTACGTCGGTTTGAGTAACCAATTTAATCCCTTCTCGTGCGACAAGTCTAATTCCGTCTGCTTTAATCCCCACACATGAACGATCTATAGCGCCCCCGACTTTTCCTTCAACAATATTAAAATAATTATCTACATCAGATTTTTGGCTTATGTAAACTCTTGCCGCATCATGAACTATGTCTGGATCACACCAAAGTTTTTCTCCATCTTCTGCGAAAGGTTTTGCTTTATAGGCCATTCCACCCGCAACTAAATCAATTGCTCCACATTGAGTTTGTCCAACACCACCTTTTCCGCTTGCGCGACTTGCAGGACGATCTCTGCCCAATACAATTCTAGAATTATGTTTACCTTGCTTGACCCAATCTCCCGTCATCGGGATATAAACAGGGGATCCATCTCCGACTAATGTATCACCATCGACACCCTTATAATCGTTTGCTTGCTTTTCTGGCATTTCTTGCAAAGCATCTTTAACAATACCAGTTTTTTGAACTGCTTTCTTTGTTTTAGAAACGTCAGTGTCAGACTTATTCGGTGAAGATTTGGGTGTTTTTGTTTTCTTTACATTTGAAGCAGTCTTTGTGTTCTTCTTATTAAATTCGGTCTGTGTTTCGTTAGACTTCTGGAAGGCATCGATAACCAGAGATGCGCCCATCGCATCGGTAGCATTTTGAACATCTGATTCGCCGCCTTCGTTAAGCAAACCTTCTGACCGTTCTGCTGCCCATTTATGAAATGCTTCTTCAGCTTTATCAAATTGACCGTTAGAGGAAAATTTTTCTATTAGTTGTGCTGCTTGTCGATCTGTATCATTGGCAACAGTTTCTGCTGTACCAGCACCAAGTAAGAATCCTAAATTGTTATTATTTTCAGACATTTTTTTTATTCATGAGTAAAGTAGCGTATCTTATTCAAACCGGGCCAGCGCCTTGGTAGGGGCATGTTTTTATTATTTGTAGATCCCACATTCGCGATGTTGCCATTTGGTCTTAACATTACAACATGACCAGAACGACCTGTTGGATTTATTGCTCCTGCAATTGTGGGTTGGCCCGCTTTGGCTGCTGTTTTTGCTTCTGCGGCAGTCACCTCTTTCCAACCAGCATGTCCATCAAGAGTTCTTACCATTTCATTTGCAGTTGTCGCTGGCACACCGACGCCCATCTTTTCAGTAACGTCTATTACAAAAAAGTTGCAAAAAGTCGTGGCGTTGTCGCCACTACCAAGCCACTGTTTCTTTTTATAGCGAGCGAATTTTTGGCTTCCTTGCGTTTTGTTTCCCCATTTGAAAGTATCATCTATAGTTTTTTTGTAAAGTTCTAAACTCCTTGAGTCACATACATCGGGTTTTTGGGCAGGATCCGTACACGGATCAACTGTAACTCCTCCTTTGTTTGCGAAGATTTTCCCATCTATTAATTGTGCTTTATAATTCGCAACACCTTCAGGGCTATCGAATGCTTGTTTGGCACCGCTCGTCGAAACCTTTAAAAAACCTTGAGAAATGTTTCTTACAAAAACTGGATAAGTTAAATTCACTCTATCCATAAAATCAACTTGAATAATATCAGAAGGGGCTGGGACTTCAGTTTCTTTGACTGGTTGAATGGAAGTAAAAGTGTGATGCATATTAATTTGCAAATTAGCATCCTCTGCATTCTGGCCATAGGTGAATGGATCTGGCAAGTGAGAATGTATAGAAGGGATTCGCGCTTTTATCGAAAGCCAAACTTGGTTCTCCAAGTCTTTACCTTCTTGAAAATTCTCTACCCAGCCGCCAGCTGGAGGCTTTCCAGTCGGTTCAACTCGCAAAACTTTCGCAAATAATGGCCCCTGATCGCCAAGTGCAAAATTTGAAAATGTATTTAATCCAGCAATCACCATACCAGACCATGTATTGTCAGTATAGTTTCTTGCTACTTTAGATTTAGCAACAGGATTATAGGCTCCAAAAAAATCTTTACTCATTCTACATCACCATTCAAGCTTTCAAAGATCTCTTGTCGTTCTTCTTCAGATAAGCCAACATCTACTTTTTCTGTTTTTTGTTTTAATCCAGCAATTTTAACAAGCTGTTCATTTGAACGCTGAAGTGTTTCGACGTATTTTGCGGCTGTAAAACCGATCTCTTTGTGACGATGATCATCGCCAGCCATATACTTTATGAGGTCTTTTAAAAGTTCGCTTGTCTGTTCTCTATCTTTACGGATGTTTTCGATAGCTTCATCGGTAAGTGAGTCAAAATCTTTCTTTAATCGTTCCATTTCTTTTTAAAATTGGCGTATTCTGCTCTAAACTTGTTCAAGTTATTTAAAACTTGTTTGGTATTCAAGTTTGTTATCTCCCTCAAGTATAGATAAATAGCTTTTTTATTAAAAATCTCGATAGAGTCTACTTCATTAAAGAGGATTTTGATCGCTTCTAAAACTTTTTTTTCGTTTTCTTTTAGATTCTGTTTGTCCCATCTTTCAATTTCTCCCCACAAATGTTTCATAAATTCTTCTTTCTCTCTTTTTACGGCATATTCATTATAAATCGTTAGATGTTCCAGCTCGACTCGTTTAGAGATTTCATCATAATTGGCTTCTCGCTTTAAACGCGATGAAGTTTTTTTGACTTTGGCGATGAACCAATTTTTTGTTATAACACTAAAATAGGAAAATGCTTTAGAACCCTTAGAAGGATCAAAATTGCTTAAAATGGTGATAAGATGAACTTCGCATTCACTCTTTAAACTCTCGATGTTTGGAAGATTGGTAAATTTATAGGTAAAAACAATCTTATTGATCATTTCTGTGAAAGCAGGTTGGATTATATCTCTATAAATGTGATTACGATCATCTTGATTGGTGGTTGCAACAAAATCCAAAATAGCATTTTCATGAACTTTGGTAAAATAATTCTTTTTCTTTTTAGGCTTCGTCGGATTCATTTTCCCCATCCATTTCTTGGCCCGCAAGCTCTAGTTGCTCTAATAAATCTGGCTGTGTAAAAGAATAAACTTCTTCATAACGAATCATAAATTCCATCAATTCCTTAAGATGAGAAATTAAGGACTTTAAAGTTTCATCTCCATAAAACATTTCCATCTCGTAAATTGATCCAAGATGTGTGTGGAATGCATCCAATCTTGTTAAAATTTCTGAGACTTCTTCAGAAGCAGCAAATACTCTAACAATAGTTTTTCTTATATACAGAACTAATAGCGCATTAAAAAAGACAGAACACGCAAGAACAACTCCCAAAATTATCCAAATTGTAAAATTACTCATTCTCTATCTCAAAAAAATTGTTTTTTAATCTTTCTTTCTCTTGTTGCAAATCTTTTTTTCCACCTTCTATTGCCGATTTTACAATTTCTCCAGTTTTTAATGGGCGACTGTCTTGCTTGCCGCTTAATAGAACCGAAGATGGAATCCTTTTTAGGGAATTCACTGTATCACATAAAACACAGTCACTTAATTTTTCGCTCATAGAGTGTCTTTTTGTAAATGTTTCTAAACAATTTTGACAATTATAAACATATCTAGGCACTCTGCTCCTCTTGTTCAGTTGATTTTTCAACCTTCACCATCGGGGGATTTTCCACAACTAATCCATCTGCTGTCTGGACTAATTCAAATCCCTTTAACAGATCTGTAATGTCAGTCTTCTCCATGATACCTTTTTGTAGCGCCATCATAATTGCGCCAATTGCTTGATTCGATAATTTTAAATTCATTTTATCTCCTTTTTTATTAATTCTAAATCTGCTTGATACATAATCTCGCATAAATTATGAAACTTTACTTTTGGTTCCCAGTTTAACACAGTTTGTGCTTTTGTTGAATCGCCCAATAAGAACGGAACTTCTTGTGGTCGAAATAGGCGAGGATCTATTTCAACGTGTTTGTCTGGATCTAATTCTGCATGTTCAAACACACAACTTAAAAAATCTTTAACGCTATGTGTTTCTCCAGTCGCAATAACATAATCATCTGGTGTGTCGTGTTGTAGCATCTTCCACATTAATTCTACATAATCTCCTGCATAGCCCCAGTCTCGTTTAGCATCTAAATTTCCTAAAAATAATTTGTCTTGAAGTCCTAGTTTTATTCTTGCCGCTGCAAGTGTAATCTTTCGGGTAACAAAAGTTTCTCCGCGACGTGGTGATTCGTGATTAAAAAGAATTCCGCTTGATGCGTGTAACCCATAGCTTTCTCTATAATTTCTTACTAAATTGTGTCCAAAAACCTTTGCACAGGCATATGGAGAAGCAGGCATTAGTGTAGATTCTTCATTGAATGGATAATTTGGATTATCGCCAAACATTTCAGAAGATGATGCTTGATAAAATCTGGCTTCAGGACAAACTTTCTTATATGCGTTCAAAATTCTCAGTGTTCCCATCGCAATTCCATCAACTGTGTTTTCTGGAACATCAAAAGAAACGCGAACATGAGATTGCGCTGCCAAGTTATAAATTTCATCGGGTTTAAAATCTATTAAAAGCTCCCACATTCTGGAAGTGTCATTTAAATCATAATAAGATAAGTGTAGATTAGGATTATTAAAAATGTGGTCAACTCTATCAGTAGTAATTGTTGAAGTGCGCCTTTTTAAACCATAAACTTCATAACCTTTGTTTAATAACAATTCTGCAAGATAGGAACCGTCTTGGCCAGTTATTCCTGTGATTAGTGCTTTTTTATTTTTTTGAGTACCACTCATAAGTTTTCAAGATTCCATCTTCAAATTTCGTAAAATTATAATTTCCTATAAGCTCTAATAATTGCTTGTTTGAGCCGTCTTTACGGAATTGTCCATCTAGTTGTTTATTATAGCTTACTTTAATGTTTTTTTGTATTTTTGATATTAAAATGTTAACCATTTTTGAAATGGAAAGGTTCTCCGGTGGTGATACAATCAATGGGGTTTCACTATGATGTTTTTCCAATAAAATAGGAATAATTTGAGCTAAATCCTCGATGTAGAGTTGTTGCCTTAATGGATTGCCGGTTCCCCAAAATTCAACAGATTCGCCAGTTTTTGTCTTGTATAACTTTGAAACCAAAGCAGCAACAAAATGCGACTTGTCAGAATCAAAATCATCACCTGGTCCATAAACATTTGTTGGGCAAAATGTGGAATAGTCTAAACCAAATTGTTTGCGATAGGCTATACTTTGAACATGCAACATTCTTTTTGTAAAACCATAGGAAAAGTTTGTTTTTGCTGGTGGGCCATTAAAAATTTGTTCTTCTGTGAAGGGATATTCTTTAACAACGTCTGGGAACGCGCAAGTGCTTAATGATGATAACACTCTTTTAATTCCGCATAAAGATGCTTGATGCAAAACATTCGTATTTATTAAAACATTATCGTGAAAAAATGAAGCTTGGTTTTCTGAGTTTTCTTTTATTCCGCCTACTCTGCCAGCCAAATGTATAATTGCATCAGGCTTTAATAGATCAAAAACTGCAAAACATTCAGAAGCATTTCTTAAATCACAATCGTGAGATGATAAATAATACCAATTAGGATTTTGTTTTTGGA